CCTTTAATAGCATCAACCTGATCATGTGGTAACTTATGTCTAAGATCAGGACCATTTTCAGTAATAATGTCTTTAATTTTCATTACTTAATTAAACCTTGTAACATAGTACTATACTTTGTCCAAAGACTATCTTCTTTAGATTCTGCCATTGGGTTATCACCACGATATGGTTTTCCACTGTAACTCTTTTTAGATCTATGCATATCTGTACCACTTGGATATGCGGCACTCATTGGTGCAATTTTTTCTCTTGGTGTATTGACATGTTCGATTTCTCTTTCTTCGTCAATGTCTGTAAACTCTTCTTCAGGTTCATTGTGTGGCACATTAACTTCAGCCATTCCGGATAATTTACGTATAACATTAAGTACATCTTCTTCACCAGTTGCACTAACATTAAGTGTAACATCTTCTTTAACAGTATATTTTTTACCGGCTACTTCAAATTCTTGTTCACCACTTGCTTTAGCAGCGTTTAATGCTCCAGAAAACTCATTGCCTTCGTCTGCAATTACTTCATCTATACTACTACATGCTCTGCATGGTTCGAAATCATACGGATCATTGCCTGTGCCTAAACAAGCTGGGCATTCATCTTCATCGTCATTATCAAAATGAGTTGGATTATTTGGATCAAAATATTCATCATCTTCGTCAACTATAGGCAATAACTCATCCGATGAAGCATGTTGATCAATACTATTTGAAGAATTACGAGATAATCCAGCTAACTGAGCAATTTCATCCAATTCTACATTCATATCAGGCATATTGTCTAATCCTAAATCTTCATCAAATTTATCACTAACCCAAGTATGCGGATCTCCGTCACGTGCTTTTTTAATACCGTATGGCATATCTTCTGAATAATAATCATATAATGCATCATACAATCTATCATCTAACTCATGCCCTTTTTTAAATTTCTTAACTTCGGCTGAATAATGATGTAATATATGATCAAATGTATTTTCTGATTCCATTAAACGACTTTCAGATATTGGCTTTTCAAAATCTTTTCTTTCAGGACGTTTTATTGCATACTTACTACCAGCTGGTAGACTAACATTTCCAAGACGGTTTGATTGTCTATCATGTTTGTCAAACATCTCTTTTTCTCTATGATAGTCATCTGATGATTCATTGTGCATACCATCATGTCTTTTAGCTCTCAAAGCTAACAATGCCTTAACTTCAGAATGTTGTTCTTGTTTTGTCATTCCTGAACTATAATGAGATTCATCAATATTATAATCAGCCCACTCATCACCGGAATCTTGCTGACTTGCAGCTTCTCTTTCATAGTTATCTAAGTCGTGGTCACTAACCCAAGTCCAAAGAATATCATGAAGCTCTTTATTTGAACTTGCAGGACCTGTAATATCAACTGGATTGCCCAACGTATCAGATGCTTCGTCCCATGCATGTGCAGTTACTTTATTAAATTGGATTCCGTTGCCAGTACCTTCATATTCTAAATCACATATAATAGCATTAGAATCTAATCTTAGTGCTTGCGCCAACTGAGGTGGAATATCAATAACATCAGTATCTATTTCACGAACATAACCAGTTGCACCGGTATCATCAACTCCTTGTTCTGGATCCCACAACATTGGCGAATGTTCACTTGCTTCTTCTAAATCATCTTCATCATCGAAATTAGGTTCATCAAATTCGTTATCAAATTCTGAATCTCTTTGTGTACGTCTACGATAATCTTCTTCGGGTTCAAACAAATCATCTTGGCTTTCAAAAGCTTCTTCTAAATCATCGTCGGCATCTAAATCAAAATATTGTGAAATTTTATACTCATCTGTAACTGGATTAATATGTGTTAACCGAGAAGTATCAATATACCAGCCACGATTGTCTTTATCACCTATCCAGCATCTATTGCCATCACATTGTGATACTCTATAAACTTCACCACTTGATTCCCATTGATCAGTAACATAATCACCATTATGAATATCCGGACCGTATTCTTCGTCTTCGTCTGCACCTGGATCATAAGCTTCGTATGATTCATCCAATCTTTCTTTAAAAGATTTAAATTTAGATTCCAACGATTCTACCATGCTAGTACGTTCTGTTTTTACACTTTCAGTTAATGGAGTTTTAATAGGCTCAACTGGTGTAATTGCTACTTTGTTAAAGTTAGCCAATATATTGTAAATATTATCGCTCATTATTTTTGTCCTAGTTGTGTAATTTTATTTTGTTTACTACCAACCGGGCTATTAGTTCCTTGTGGTATTGAATTTGTATCAGATCCATCTGTTTTTTCAGAACCTGCAATTTCCCATTTAACTTCTTTATTTAATTCTTTTAGTAATGAACCAGCTTCAGCATATACTTTACCTGCGTCTTTTCCAGCAGGATCATCTTCATAAGGTTTATCTAATACTGCTTCGCCTTGCTTAAATTCACGGATATCACTATTTGCTCTATCCCATCGCCATAGTTCTTCAGGGTGGTTTGATGGAACAACAAATATATTAGCAAGTGATATATTTGCACGATCACTAATAATCGCACGTAATGTCATATCGTTAACTGGATATGTTAATACTGCATCCATTAAATAAATCTGACAATTTTTAATATTTGGAAAATCTATATCAGTTTCTTTAATTGGAAGACGTTTTGCTTTACTTAGACTTTCAAGCCCGTATGCTTCCAATGCATTTTCTAATTGCTCTATAATATCTGCGGGATCAATATTAGCCAATTTTATACGAAATTCGTAAGTTTTTTGACTTTCGGTTAGATATTCTAAAAAATTCTTCATACTGTATCCTATTAGGTGTTTGTATTATTTATGCTCGTTTATCAAGTTTATACCTTAATTGTATTACCTAATATCTGCTTTAATAATTCATTACGGTCAAGAACTACTCCGCCACCATCAGTTGCATCTAATATCTTCTGACCTTCGGATTTTTGAGCAGTTTGATCTAATCTAGCTTTTTTAAGTTGTAAGTCGATTGTACGTAATTTACGATCAATCTTAGCTTGTTTGGCGGCTATTGCATGTCCTAATAATGTTCCTGCTGTTTGCAGAATAGAGCCACAAAATCGTGCTTCGACATTCATTCCTAAATCCATAAGATCTTGAAATTTATCTTTAGCTAAATCACTTAGCTCATCTAATTCTTGATCACTGATATCTAATTCATCAACAAATGGAAGTGCCGCATCAATTTTATCAATTGCGAGATCTACTTCAGCAATTATAGCATGGTTTTTTTCAATTGTTTGTTCTGCTTCTTCAACTGATGCATTTAAATCAGCAATCGGTAGGTTAAATAATTCTTGTAGTTTTTGTGTCATATTATTTTTTCATGTTTTTAAAAATATCGTGTTCAGTTACTACTCTAAATTTTAATCCATTTGCTCTACAGAATGCATCTGCGGCAGCCCATTTAGCCATATTAACTGCAACAACATATTTGTCTCTAAGAGATTTTGCCGCCGACATACTTGCTTCTTTAGCAGGTTTAATTTCTATTAATTCAGTATGTTGTTTTTGATTTGCATCTACATAAACTATTAAAAAATCAGGAACATAAATAGTTTGCTTGCCTAATACTGGATTGCGATACGGAATAGTTATACTTTCGCTTGCCCATTGCAATACCGATATGTTATTATCGCAAAACGTACAAAATGTAAATTCCCAACTAGATCTATAAGTCGGCAAACGATTACCTACATATTTTGCAGTATTTATTACTTGATACTTACCTTGTGCATATTTGCTCATGGTAAAATTGCACGAATTATATATTTGTCGACGTCAGGAGTATTTCCGATTGCCAATAAACTTGTTCCTATTCTATTCAGATTTAAAAATAAAGTTAAATAAGAATTTAATTGTTTCTTATCTAGTTTCATCATCTGATTAATTACATCCATCGGATCAATATTTTGATTTTCTGCGGTGTATAATACTGTTGCTGTTAGTGCCTGGCCACCTTCTACTGAGCCAGTCCATTTTTCAAAAAAACTAACTAATGCATTATTTTTGTCCGACGATGTTCCTCTTGGAATTGTAGTTATATTATTAAAATAATTATCAGTTGGATTTCCTTTTTCAAACGGTGGTAGATTTCCTGATTTTACAATATTTTCAGTAGCCATATTAATTACCTAAACTATTTTGATTATTTATATTGTTAACTGCTCCTTGCAGCAATGGGGAGGCAGTTGGCGTAGGTGTTATTGCTGAAGACACTGCCTCCCTAATTGCTGCAGCAGTTGGCGCAAATATAGTAGATTGTGAATTTTGTCCACGTAATATATTCATTCCCATTGTTGCAAATTCTGCTTGGGCTGTTTGACCAAAATTAGCATCTTTAAAATTAGTATATTGTCTTCCTCCAATAATTGCCGCAGCAAGAAAATTTCCTTCACTTAAATTAGTAAGTATACTCCCTGCACTATCAAACATACCGCCTGGACCTAAGAAACTTGTTGTTCCGCCACCATAAGGACTAAGTGGACTAGGGCTATTATCATAATGTATTACATCAAACCCTTGTACTAATCCATTTATAACCGGGCCAGTTATATACTGAACACCTTCGTATGCAACTGTCATCTCATGTTGCATGGTCTCATTTTGGCCTTGCGTATGCTCGCCGTGCTTAAACGAAGTAATCATTGGATTAATTAATGTGTATCCGCTAAAACTTTTTTGATGTAAACTATATATCCTAATTGCAGATATGTACTTCTCTGGATTTTTAGGAGTAAATCCCCAATCATGAGCTTGAGTTGGTTGATATTTATAGCCTTGTTTATACAGAGCCTCAGGATAATCACCATCTCTATAGTAATATGAATAATAATCGCCCCAAAAACCTCTAACTACATCAGCACTATCATCATGAAATGATAAATTAATCGGATCATACGTTATTGAGTCTTGTATTACACTTTTTCTATTATATGAATTGTAGGTTTTATTTTTAATAGTAAACTTTGGCAATGATACCGTCTTTGCTAACATACCAATTTCAATTTGTTGATTAATATCAACTCTATTAGTAGTTTGAGCAGCAGTTGGATTAATATCAATGAATACATGAAAGAGAAAGCTATACTTAGGGCTTAATCTATATAGACTGTCAACAAAAAGCCTGGTGCCATGTTGAAAGTCTTTAATCTTGTCACCAGTGGCTACTTGTGTTAAAAATGAGTTTAGCGATAAATCCATATTATTTCCGTTTACAATATTTATCCTAAAAAAAAAGCCCAGAAAATATGGGCTTTTAAGTTAGTAAGTTAATTAAATATTAACCTGTTATTGTTGTACCTAATGTTCTTGCTACAACCGAACCAATCCCAGTTCCAATTGGAGTTTGAATGGCATTATCATATCTGATAGTTAATGCAATTTGAGCTGGCTCATTTGTTGCATAGTTAAAATCACCAAAATCAGTAGTAGATAGATAACAACCATATATTTCCCAAGTTTCGATCACATTTGGTGTACTAGAACCATTGCCGCCATCAAGAGCTTCAAATCGTGTAATAAATTTATAATCAATTCCGCTCGAAGCCGAAGCTTGCTCCATGAAATCAAATTGTTTCTGCATTTGTTCACCAACTAATCGAGAAACTTGCCCACCTGCATCATCACGTAGATTGCAAGTACATTCAGCCCAAGTTGGTTTACCAGCCAAATACACACGGCTGTTATATACAGGGATTTCAATTGGATCAAAACTTAAACTTGGTCGTTTAAAGTCTATGACTTGTTTAGTTAATTCTGTTGTAGGTTGACTAACACCAAAGTTTTCAAAAGTTACGCGAAAGCGAAACTTTAATTTTGGCATTAATAGGCCTTGTGCCGATGCACTTTGATTGGTGCTTAACGGTACTGTAAATTTGCTTAAAGATGCAACTGCCATTTTATATTCCTCGTATTCTTTATATATATATTTAGTATTTTATGTGTGATATAATGGAGCAAGTTACCGCTCCATTATATTAGCATATTATATTATTAGGCGCCTGCAATTGTACCAGGGTTCTTTAAACGAACTGGAATATAGATAAATTCAATTGCTCGTGTAGGCTCAATTGCTATATCAATCCATAATTCATTACGTGCAATACGGTCTGATGTATTGTTTGTGTCATCACAAACTACCAAATAATCAGTAATACCACGTTTTGCAACTAAGTCGTTTAATACTTGTTCAAATGCTTGCTTAACCTGATTACGAGTAATTGTATCATTTGGTTCAAACATATATGGACGTGCAATTGCATCAAGTACTACTCGTAAATAACATACCAATCGTGCTACATTAATACGATCCATTGCTGTGGTTACTGTAGTGCATGATTTTTGACCATATGCAACAATGCCAGATCCTGGTAATACAGTAATCGGGTTAATTGCTTTTTCATATAATATATCACGTAACGAATTTGTTAATCCGATACTAATAAACATATTATCATTAGTTGTATCAACATAGCCAATTGCAGTTACGTTATCAACTAGACCACGACGTACACCAGCTGGTGCAAACCATGGATAACTTTGATTATCACTACGAATCATTGTACGCAACATCATATGACTTGATGGAACTACAATGCCATTTCCTCGTAAATCAGTAGTGTAACCACTCGGATAATATACACCTAAATATGTATCTCGTGTTACTAACCCTGATGAATTGTTATTTGATAATGCCGAATTTGAGCCCCATGACATCAAACTTTGTGAACTTGAATTAAGACCTAACGGAGTATCACCAATAATAAATGCAGTTTGTTTACGATCATTGTTTAATACAACCATTTCTTGCATCAATTCTGGATAACCAGGGCAACACAGTAAATTAAAGTCTATTTGTTCTTCACGCAATACTGTTGATGCACCAATTGCTGCAGACATTGCCTCAACTACTGTATTACGTTGTGCTTTATGTCCAAAGTATGGTACATTATTAACATCAACACCACTTTGAGATACCCATGATGAAACTATTGTTGGAACTACATCGGCATTTGCATGCCAAGTACTTTCAAACCGTTTTACGTTAAAACCACTACGACGAGTATTAAACAACAATGAGCCACGTGGGTATAATTGATAATTTGGTGCATCTGAATCTAAATAATCACTTTCAAGTAACGTTGTAATTGATGGGAAACCATCAATTACTGGGTCAACTGTGTCACTACTTGCCCATCGTGCATCAGCAAATATAATACCATCGGAACTGGTGTCATCAGTATTATCAATTAATCCCCATCCTGTTCCATCATATCGGTATATTCTAGGATAATTTTCTAAGTCTCCAGAATCTAACCATAAATCACCAGGAACCAATGATGAATCATCAGTTTGTAATATTGGTTGAGTTGGACTAATCATTACACCAGTTGGATTAGTATCGCTTAAATTATAACCACGGGCATCGTTTGATACAGTTAAATATCCTTTCCAATCATTTCCATTATGAATCATGATGTCAACATCTGTTGCATCACTATTGTACCATAATGTGCCATCAGTTGCATATGAATACGGAGCAATATATGAAGGAGCATATACCAATGGTTCAAATGGGCTAGCTAGGTAAGAACTATTTGTTGCTAATAATTGAATATGACTTGCACACCCAACTTGAGTACCACTAGTAAATCCAGCAATTGCTAATGGAGTACCTACAATATAATCAAATCTAATAGTACCACCTGCTAAATGGCTAATACTAATTGCACCTGTAGACTCTATAAATGCAGAAATATTTGGTAAATTTGCCGATTGTATCGATTCAACAAAATGACTTGAAGTTGTTCCACTTATTATAATCGTTGCTGATTGATTAACAGTGCCAGGTACAGATACTGTCATACCAAACGATGATGGTACAATAAATACAAAAGGAGTTACTGGAATTGATCCAGTAATTTTAAGTATCCCAACAACTTGTTTAATATAAGGTTTAAATGTTAATTGTGCATTTTCAGTACCATTTATATTTAATGTATCATATTTAATATAAGTAGTGCCAATTGGCAGTTGACTTCCGCCACCAACAAAATCCAATGATAATATTGCAGATTCATCATCAATGAATAGAGGAGCTGATACTAATTGCCAGGTATCAATTGATGAATTATATTTTTTTAATCCCCAGTTTGCGCCATTGCCTTTTGCACTAGTTTTTAACCATATACTACCGTCGGCTCGTGGTTCTAAATCAGTACTTCTCCACGCTGGAGCATTTATATATGACCCATATTGAACTGCTGGTGCAAAAACAGTAACTGATGTCTCAGTTGATGTTAATACACCAAGTTCTCTTGCAGCATCAGGGCCGTCAATCCCAAGTGCAATTGTCATTTTTCCATCTGCTAATTGTACATTACCGCTACTTGCTGATGTTGCATCTATTCTAAGTTCAAGTTGTCCAAGAGATGTAGCTGTTGCAATAACACCTTGAATCACTGCTCCGTTAATATCTTGGATTGCATCATCAACAGTGGTTCCAGTTATAGTTACATTAGTACTATTAATTCTTAATGATTGTCCAATGTGTAGATTGGCTGGAATTATAGCAGTACCAACAACTACTGGATTTGCTACTTGCCAATCTTCACTACCGACTGCGGTCCAACTATTGTCATAACGTTTGTAGTATATTGGATTACTAGTACTAGTTGATACAATTGCATAATCGCCAATAGATCCAACAGAATTTAATGGAGTACTACCATCTAACATTGATGCGTCAGTAATCGCTGTTGCATTTTGAAATAAGAAACCAAGCTCAGAATTCCATTCATAAACACCGTAATTGGTATTATCTAAATCTAACCAATATGCACCATTATTTGGTGTACCTGTTGGACGAATTCCTGTACCTACTAATTGATCTAAATCAATATCAGCACGTTGTATTAATACTCTATTACCTACGCCAAGTGCGCTATAAGCAGCAAGTAAACCATATTCGTTGCGTTCATCGCCATGCAATGAATTATCAGCGGCATCAACCTGAAAAGTTGGAATACCAAAATATTGTACTAATTCACGTTGACTAGAAATTGTAAAGACTTTTCCAGCATTAGCTTTTGTAGTATATGTTGCAAGACTACCTGTTGTGTTTAATTTATCTTGTGCAGAAGCTACCAATACATAAGCCACAGTTCCTGCTGCGGTTTGGGTATATTGACTTTCGTCAATTATGGTTACTGCTACGCCTGGTGATGTTAAAGCTGCCATAGTTATTATTCCTTTTATTAAAAGTGTTCTTATAACTATTTATTTGTAACTAGCATTTTTAGCTGATTAGCTTCCCTTTGCAAAGGTAACACTAAATATTACTATGAAGATACGTCCATTATGCCAGAGTTGTGCTAAAAATCCAGCTGCAATTAACTATATCAAAGGAGATGATTACCATTTCCGTACTAGATGTGACGGTTGCATAAGGAAAAATAAAAAATTAAAACCAAGACAACCAGAATGGGCATTATCTGGCTACAAGAAAAAACCACATTGTGAAAAGTGTGGCTTTCATGCTGATTACACTGAGCAATTATCAGTATACCATATTGATGGAAATTTAAAAAATACTAATTTAATAAATTTAAAAACAGTATGCACTAATTGTCAGATTGCTATTTCAAAACAGGGTCTGGGATGGAAACAAGGAGATTTAATTCCTGATTTCTAAAACACGTTCAATGCAACTATATAGCTCTTCTTTTGTTCCATTGTTGGTGATAATAATATCAAACTTCATTCCTACCCAAGCCCATTCACTAAGGTGAATATTTAATTCCTTCATTTGATCTTGGTATGCTGTTAAACCTTCATTGGCATATCTTGCTGTTGTAAACCAGTCCGGATCGGAACCACGTGAAACCTGTACTGTCACTCCGTTAAGTTCTCTTATCATTTTTAATTCGTTTGGAAATCTACAATCCGAAATAACAAAATGTTGGTTAGATTGTCTGATTTTATTTTCTAAACTAGCTATCCATATGTCATCGTGAAATCCATGACGACATACTTCTGTTCCCCAATGCTGTAATACCCACCTAGGTGTAAGATTAGGTATATCTAACCGGTTTGCCCACCATGTATCAATTTGGTTACGCCATTCCCTACCAACTTCAGTTTTACCTTCGAGTAATTCTCTATCCCAGTTAAAAATTGTTGCAATTGCATCTTTAAGGTTTCCTGCAAAACTTTCTTGTTTGAAACCATGTTTAGCAACTAAGTATTCTGCTATAGTATCTTTACCGGATCCAATTAATCCTGTAACTGAAATAATCATTATTTGCCTGCTAGTGTTAATTTAACCTGTTATACTTAGCCGCAAATCCACGACATTGGCATCCCGCCATCTACATAATTTTTAATTTCCTCGTCAAGTTTATCCAATAATGCTTGACCTTCTGCTTTAAGAGCCGTGCCATTTAATGTTGTTCCGCCTTGTGGTCCTGCAATCGATCCGAACTTTTCACGTGCTTGTCCAATACTCATCATTACTAATGCAAATGCATAGTCTTGGATCCATGGGTATGTTTGCGGATTATTTAATAACATAATTTCTGGTTTGTAATTATAAGTCCATAGCATAATGCTTTCCGAAGCTTGGTTATTGTGACCTTGCCAGGGTTGTTTGCGAATTAATGTTATTTTTTTAGTTACTTTATTAAACGTAAAGTTCATAAATCCACCAAACATTTTCATTGCTTGTTTTTGATAGTCTGCAAACAATTCATAATTAACTAATCCACCAACACGACCAGCAACTAACATATAAGTATTTAAATATCCACTAGCAAATGGTTCAAATTGACTGGCAGTTGTTCCAGTAACTGATCCAATCCCACGTCTGAATACTTGCCTAACATCCATAATTTCATTTGGCAAGATATATTCCTGAGTCTCAGGCATTATATCCAAAAATGCATAACTTTCTTCTACTGAATTTGAACTTTTTTGACGATATCGTATAAATGCTTGCTTTATACCCATGTCAAAATGTTCTTTATCAGCTTCAACATCAATGATGCCATCACCCAATCTTAAACGTATATAATCAATGATATCATTTCGTTGAGTATTTTCAGGAACTAAATTAGTTGAATCAAATGCAATTGGTCCTGCACCACTACCAGTAGTTGGATTATATAAACTGTCAGATGTTACACTTAAGTTTGGTGTTAAATTAGCTTGTAATGTTGCCATTGCTTGATTCCTATTTGTATTATCCAGTATTTATGCTTTTTTATCTGGATAACTATACTACTACTTTTAATAAAACAGTATCGGCGCCAATCCTACCAGTTAATTTTATCTCAGTTGATTTAATTCCGTCGAGATACTTACGTATAGTTACTTTACTAGCAGACATAAATTCTTTTAATTGTACGTCTGGCTTACGTAATGTTTTACTTAGGCTTGTTGCTTCATCAAATCCAACAATAGTTGATCCTTTTATCCCCAATGAACCACCTAAACTATCAGCAACATACCGGCCAATTTTTCGAGTTTTAACATTAAATACCCATAACTGAGTTGCACCAATGATATCAACAGGGTTTATACTAACTAGTTTTAATACTGGATCTACCTTAAGATACTTAAGTTTAGCAACTAATTTTTCTTTTGCCGGTGGCTTACGGATTTTAGCTTGCTTAGTTGCCTTTTTAACAGTTCTATATTGTTCAATACCATCTTCTAACTTAGCATAGAATGTTTCAAACCGTTTGTAATCAGCTGATTTAAAATGGCCATACCCTTCAGTTAATTGCTCATCAGTTCCTGCTTTAGCCTCTTGTAACTCTGTTCTATGCTCATTAAAAAATGCAGATATCTTACCTAACATAGCATGTGGAACACTTTTTGCAGTTAAATATTCGTAAGCACTAGGTTCTACTACTTTCTTTTCAATAATTTCTTCTTCGAGATTTTCAAAATGAGTTAAATGTTCATTAAGTATGTCATATAATCTATCTTGTATTGTTACTTTTGGTGCAACAACTACCGGTTTAGCATCATCAACGTCATCAATTACAATATCTGTGCCAACTGCCCGTCTTACTACATCAAGTAAATAAGTTACATGACTTTCTCTTAATGGCATTCCTTGAGTATGTGCTTTAGCTACACCACATGCAGTAAGTGGAGTTAAATTATCACTTGATTTAGAAAATTTATCAATAATAGTATTATCAAACAAGTTATGCTCGATTGAATAACTTCGTACCCAATCTACTAAGTATTTTTTTAAATCTTTTACAGTATAGAAATAGTTGTAATAATTTAAACTTTGGCGTAGTAAACTATCGAATTCCTTTTCTTCTAATAATAATGCTTGTCCAGTGTCCCATAATGGCTCATAGCCAACATATTTCTCGTCAAACATCTTAGGATTACGAGATACTTTTTCCTTTTTAGGTGCTTTTATAAGCACTTTTGTCTTTGCTGGTGAGTCCTTAACTTTCTTCACTTTTGTTTTTGCCTTAGTTTCCATATTATTCGCTCCGATTATTTAACTTATGTATCTATTATACATTAAAATATTGTGGTTGTCAATTAATAACCACATAATATACCCATTGTTATTAATTGTTCATAATTATTAATTTCAATATTAATTTGTTCTAATAATAATTTATGCCGTGTTGTTTGTAGTTTATATTTCCGACAGTTAATTTCTTCATTACTTAATTTTGTAACCATTCGATCTATATTGGTCATTATCTTTAATAAATCTTTTTGACCACGTTTAATCTTACGTGTTGGTGCTTCGAACTCCCATTGTATGTTGCTCCAGTCCAAACTTGATTGCATTTGCTTAGATATTGACATAGTTTTTACAAAATAGTTAAAATATTTTGTAACTATAACATCATTATACACAGACGTCAATCTAACTAAATACTAGATAAACACTTAGGATATAATAATGCCCCGACTTTCATTATGGCGACCCAATCATTCAAACGATTATAAATTTTTTGACAGAAGAATGTCAGAAATGTTTACAATCGGCGGAACCGATATTAATATTCACAAATATCTTGGGCCAATTAATCAAGGAACATCAACTGATGCAACCAAACCTAATTACTTAAATCAAAGTGAACGTAACATACAAGATCTATTGTTTTTAGAAAATAGAGACCGTAAATACGATACTTCAATATATACATCACGTGGCATTTATCGAATGAATGACAACGACTTTGATTTATCACAATTTGGATTATTTTTATCCAGTGATACATTGTTTATTGTTTTCCATATAAATGATTTATTAGATATTTTAGGTCGTAAAATTATAGTTGGTGATGTTATTGAATTGCCTCATTTAAAAGACTATTCTGCATTAAATGAAGATTTGCCTGCCGCTTTAAAAAGATATTATGTAGTTCAAGATGCTACTCGTGCTGCAGAAGGATTTTCACCAACATGGTGGGGTCATTTATGGAGAGTTAAAGTTCAACCATTAGTCGACAGTCAAGAATATAAAGATATCCTTAGTACTATTGCCGACGGCACTAATAATACGTTAAGTGATTTATTAAGTACATATAATACATATCTAAATATAAATGATGCAATTGTTACGCAAGCTGAATCAAATGTTCCATTAAGTGGATATGATACATCAGGAATCTTTACGCAACCAGCATTAAAAGATATATATTCTGGAGTATCATCACTTCAATCGTCTACTTACGATGCTAGTGATATACATGATGACGCTAGTGATAACATCAATGATGCTAGTGATGCATTAATATCTCCGGAATTTAGTGTCCCAGGATATCTATCTGGTGACGGACTTACACCAAACGGATTATCAGTTAAATCAGGACTTGCTTTTCCGTTTGATTCAACAGTTGGTGATTACTTTTTACGATTAGATTATTTTCCTAATAGATTATTCCGTTTTGACGGAAAGAGATGGATTAAAATTGAAGATGCTGTTAGAACTTCACTTACACCAGGATCAAATAATAAATCACAGCGTAGTAGTTTTGTAAACAATGACCAAAAAACTGGACTTAATAGTTTAGCATATGATGCTATTAAATGCACTAATCCTTATTCTCCTGCTGGAGCTAATGTATCTACTATTTCATTTAATATGTCAACTAAATCAGTTGTTACAAAAATTCCATATGTTAGTTCATACAGTGTTTCCACTTTGTTAAATAGTTTTCTATTAGAAAATACCACGGCTAATATTAGTGGAAATATAGGATTTACTATTAACTCTGGTGTTTCTATTATTGCAGGAGATCTACTAGAATATACTGTATATCAAAACGCAATTAATGAACGACAAAGTTTAAGCAATGCACTCAAACCAATGGCAGATAACTAATGGCACAGAAATTTTTTTACGATGGTCAGATTAGGCGTTTTATTGTACAATTTATACGTGTAATCAGTGAATTTGAGGTAGAATTTGGCAAAGATCGTGCTGGAAATACTACCTTGCAGCGTGTGCCTGTCTTTTACGGAGATGGTAGTAGACAAGCAGCATACATAATACGAGGTGGTAGTGAAAACTCAATGCCAACTGTTCCTGCTATGGCTGTTTATATTAACTCATTATCTTATGCCAGAGATCGAGTACAAGAACCAAACTTTGTTGATAAGATGCATATCCGCCAACGTCAATATAATGAAGATTTACAAGTATATGAAGCACAACAAGGTAACGCATTTACTATTGAACGATTGATGCCGGTTCCTTACAAATTAGAACTTAAAGTTGACATCTGGACGTCAAATACTGAACAAAAATTACAATTAATCGAACAATTAGGTGTACTATTTAATCCAGGATTAGAAGTACAAAGTACTGATAATTATATTGACTGGACTAGTTTAAGTGTAATATACTTAAATGATATTAATTGGAGTTCTCGTAGTGTTGGTGCAACCGGAACAGAAAATCCAATTGATATAGCTACGTTAACTTTTGAATTAC